TTAGCAGGCTATCATATCAGAATTATCTTTGTGTTTTTCGACAACTTTCTTAACACTAGATTCGTGCCAAAACACTTCTTTCTCACTAACCTTAATTGGTTGTGGAATTTCACCATTCTTGATCATGCGATAGAATTTAGTCCGGCCAATAGACATTAGCATCATAAATTCTTTAGCACGTACACGACGATCAATCTCCATTTACTCCTCCTTACTTTCCGCTTTAGGGTTTGCCCACCAAAGAACAGGGCCATTTTCTGAATCAAATGCTGCTATTAGAAATAAGCCTTCTTGTGGTGGCTGCGGCTTCCAGTTGGACCAATCACTAAGATTATCTTCTGGAATCTCTTCAATATCCCAATAGTCAAGGTTTTCGATTTTTATAGAAACACCAAGGTTCTTTTGCAGTTGTGCCCATTGTTCTTTTGTATAAAACTCAGCATGCTCTCCAATTGTGTCATGTAGCTCTATATCAGGATGGAACCAGCAGCTATTTAAATCATCCGGTACTTGTGTTGGTTGTATTTGATATTTCATTCCTCAGCTCCATATCCGTAAAATTGTTTTGCCTCATCAAAGCTTTTGGTTACAAGGGGAGCAGAACCTTTCTTGTAGCAAATTACAATTTCATCAAATTTAAAAACACGTTCAGCAGTCTTCAAATCAAAGCATTGATACATTGCTTGGTTGAACCAGCTTTCTACATAAAATAGTTTTTTAATATGATCCTTACGGGTGCCGTGCCATTTCTGGACTTTGATAACATCATCGAAAATTTCTAAGAAAAAGTTGTTGCCTTCCTTTTCATGCATTTTTCTATAACGATCAACAGCTCGCTCCGCTATCTCTTTTGAGGCTGCTGGGGTTTGTTTAAAAGGGCTATCGCCTTCAGGTCGCATTGCAACTGCCCATAAAGTTGATTCACTCATCCTTCAGCTCCCGATACGTTTGGCACACTATGAAAATGCATCCAGTGTGAAGGCGCATCATTATGATAATTTGCCCATACACTATTTAAATCTTCATCAATAGTCATATAGTCTTGTTCGGGGGTAACATCAGGTGCATCAGCCCAACAAATAAGTACCATTATGTCAGTTGGCGGCCATTCATCATCCACGCTGATCCAAGTCGGCAACACCTGAGCACTGGCGTCATTCCATGCGGCATCCCAAATCAACCAAGCTTCATGACGAGGACTAGTTGGTAAATATCTGTGTCCTGTTAGTGCCTCTTGTCTATCTAGTTGACGTTTTAAACTTTCATAACTGCAATTACATTTTTTGGCATGAAATCTTTCAAAAGCTTCTCTTTTTTTATTTAGATCAATCATTACCTAAGCCCTCAAATATTCTTCTTTAGTCCACTCAACAAACTCTTTATAAAGTTGTTGAGCGGGTTTGTTTAATCGGTTGTGATAGTCGATCGTTATGCGGCGCCAAGCGACTGGTACCGCATAATGTTTGGTTAGAAACATTGCTTGATCCATGCCTTGCCGGACTATTACATAGCCCAGCAATTGCAAGTAGTACATAAAACCAAGCATGTGTTTTTGGCTTACTTTCTTGTACTGATCTTTCATATTAGAAGCCATCCACTAATAGATAATCAGGCTCTGCTTCTGGTTGAGAAACTGCTGGATTTTCTAATTCATAGCGGCGTTTTCTCACATACCCCATTAGCTTCGGTTGAATCTGCGGATCTCGTGCAGCCACGTCTATTTCCAAAGCATCTAGCGTTGTAAGGTCTGGTGCAGTTTGGATTTGAACCATTAAAGAGGGTGGCTCATTCGCAGATGCCTTTTCTTTTTCTAGCTCTTCAAGACGTTTGTGAGTGGCGAGAAGGATAGGCTTCATTTGTTCGTCATCCCATGTGCGGGTATAACGATAAACCGCATTTACTTCTGCAGGTGTTTTTGACTCTTTTACACGCTGTAGAAGAGTATCTAGGGTTTGCTGATACTCATTGTTTTTTTCTTGCTCAGGTGTAGGCTGAGTTAAAAAATCTTCAGGTGAAGACACATAAGGTTGTTCTGTAATAACAATCGCACTATCTAAAGCTGATCCTATATTTTCTGAAATATCTTCGGATTGCACCAATGAGTCTTCAGAAGTAGTTACATTTGTTTGCTCAGTAATAACAATTGTAGGTTGTTTAACTTCATCAACAATTTCAGAAGTCTTTTCTACAACTACTGTCTGTGCACCTTTTGATTTCTTAGCACGCTGTTTCTTTGGTTCGTCACCTAGGCGAATAACACTAAAATCGTCACTAACTTCAAAACCTAACGCTTTAGATAGTGCTTTTAATTGAAGCTTGGCGTTTTCTGCATCACGTTGAACAAAGCCGCTATTAATAGATTCAATTAATGCGGTGGTTCTAAAATTCACGACGTAAATAGAAGGCGAATATGTAGTAATTACAAAAACATCCTGTCCTTCCTCATATTCATCAATAGTTAATGGCTTTGTGAATGTAATGCCAGCCAGCTCAATAGTTTCGATTTTGATGCAGAATTCAAAACCCGGTTTACCAAAAACAGAAGCGGGGAATTGATCTAAGTCAGAAAAGTCCAACATGTCTCCAATAGGACGACATAGAACAGTTTTACCTTTTTGAAGTGCTGCAAATGCTTCTTGAGCAGTTAAAATATTTTTCATGCTGTCATCCCCGTTTTCGCCAAAGTTTCAATGTCTTGTTTAACTGCTGTTAGCTTTGCCGCTTCAATTTGAATAAGGGCATCTATGCCGAAGTGCTCACAAACTGTTTTTACATCGAGGCCCCGTTCAGCAATAAAGTTTTGAAGTTCATCTCTTTGTTGATCTGAGATACCGTTAAATTCAGGTGGACTAATCCAAGTGCCACGTTGCTTATCAAACGTGCAATTCAATGCTTTAGCCCTCATTAACATTGCTTGGCGCATGTTCTGGTAATACATATGTTCTTTATCAAGCGACTCAGTTAATTGATTAAGGTCACCTGCATGCTCTGCTTCCTCACAGCTTTGTTTCCAGTTTTCTAGCTCTTCTTGGGCTTTAGCTGCTGCAAGTTGTGCAGGCGTTAAGGTGTTAATGTGATCTTTAGCTTGAGTAATCAGGTCAGCCAAGAAAGTAGGGTGTGCTTTAAGATCAGGTACCCATACTTCACCGGTTTCACCGCCTAAAGCACCTGAGTTTTTCGCATGATGTGTAGGCGAGGGTTTAAAATTAATAACGCGGGCATTTTTACCTTCACCTGTAGTAACAGTTGTTAGATAACCCATGACATCTGCGATACGGTAAAGCTCGTTACGGTTTTTACCACCTAAATCTGGTCGGTAAATAATTTGATCACCATTTTGATCTTCTGATGCGTGTGCAATGAAAACAACATCTTTACCTAAACTGATCAAAGTATTGATGTATTGCTTGAATGTTTGGTTCGCTAAACCTTGAGCCTTTAACTTTAAAGAGCCATCTTTTTGACGGTTATTAGCAGTTAGCAATAGATGGGTTTTAATGCATTCAAGCATTGCACCCACGGTATCAATGACTACGGTTTTATATGGTGCTAAGTCCTGCGGAGTAAGGTTTGCAACATCACTCCATTGTTGAACCTGTACAACCGCACCACGACGTAATTCACCAGTACGGTGAGCACCACGGTCAAAGTCAAAAGAAATTGCTTTTTCCGCAGTAAAGCCCATCGATGATTTACCTAAACCCGGATCAGCGTATAGGTACACAATAATTGCTTGAACCAATAAAGTTTGGTCAGCAGTAATAATCGGTAGAGCCATTTTATTATCCTTATCTTGAGCCAGTGAAGCCGCGCTTAGTTTTATAAGCTTTGCGGTCATAAGTAGGAATGTTTGTTTCACGCAGTTTTATAGCGAGCTGCTTTCTGCGTTGGAAGTCGATTACTTGCATAAGAGAAGCGAAAATCTTTGGTTCCTTAGCTTTAAATTGCTCAACATTAAGTGGCTTTTTAACGCCATCTTTAATTTCGTAAAGTACTGAGCCGTTAGCGTTTGCAGCATAGATAGCCCACTTAATACGTACGGAATAAAGACCTTTATCATCACGGCCCAAATAAGACTTGTAGCCGTCAGGATGTTTTTTGAAATTAGACATGTTCAGCCTCCTTACATTCGCATGTACCAACAAAGGCATACGTAAGCGGGCTAGGAGCATCAACAGGTGAGACGTCCTTAATATTTAAAGGAATAATTTCTTTGCGATATTTAACTAAAACCAGATCACCTTCAAGGCAATTGACAATTCCTTCTCTTGAAGAAAAACGTGCAGATTTAGAAGATTGGGTTACTCTGCAAAATGAAACCTTATCACCAGCTTTGATTTTTGAACGGTCAACAGGAATCATCTTCTTGCAAATAGGGTAGTTATAATCTTTCATTAGGCTGCCTCCAACCATTTATTACGGTCGATATAGCCCGCTAATAAAATATTTATGTTTTTATGGTCGTCATGATTGGTGAAATCATTCCAAGGTTTGCCGCTTAAGTCAGTTACTGACTCAATAGCAAGGTTAGTAATTTCAGCTGCTGTAAAATCAGATCCAGCTACACCATAGCTATCAGCTACGCCGTCAAAATCGAAGCTTACGTTTAATTTGAAGCCGTCAATGCGGATAACTGCTTCACCAGATTTTTCTCCAGTTTTCTTAACAGCCAGAAGTTCATATTCAGAAGCAACGACTTGCTCGCTTTCATATGAGTAATTAGAAGGGACGCTAGAATTAGCAGTTCGATATTCACAAGAACTCAAGGCTACAAGTACAGCAATTGCTGTAACTCCAGTTACCTTATGCTTGTTTGAAAAGGTTTTTACGTTCATAATTGATCTCGCAGTTTGCAAAGCACATCAGATTTAGCGGTCGGTGTGCTTTTTTGTTGTCTACGAGATAAAATTATCAAAAGATAATTTAGTTAGCAATAGCAAATGATAAATAAATTTATCATTTTTGATAATTGTATGATTATTAAGGCAATAAAAAAGCCTGATTATTTATCAGGCTGATAATGTAATTTTTTATATTTTTATACTTCTCCGCATCTCCAGCGTACTAAACCTTTAATTTGAATGGCATCTAAATCTTCCTTTTCAATGTGCTCATCTGGAAAGGTTTCTTTGTCGGGATTATCACTAACAATTCTTAAGCCGCCGTTGGTTTTTCTAAAAAGTCTTTTTATTCTTAACTCTTTATTTGCAACAAAAGCGTAAACTTTATCACTAATGACTTGATCAATCGTTTTTACTCGTAGGTCTGTAAGAATAGCATCCGTATGATTGATTGTTGGCTCCATGCTTCTACCATCACCAGTAATAATACCGGTATCTTCATGGCTTAACGAAAGCCCACATTTACGGATAAAACTTTCTTTAAAAACCAGCCCGCCTTTAATCAATTCATCTTCATTTGTATAACCATTACCACATGCAGCTTTAATGTCATACATCGGAATAATTACATAGTCACCTGAATCATCAAGGTTTGAAGCAGGACGAATAACACCATTCTCAATTTTACTTTTACCAAACGGACTTGATTCATCAAGTAGGTCCAGAAAATTTGCCTCTAAATTTAACTCTTTTTCAATCTGCCGCGCTTTCGCCTCGCTAACACCTCGTGAACCTTTTTGATCAGGCTCCATAAGCATTTGAGAGAGATAGGTTTTGTCGATGCCTACAGCAACTGCAAAGTCTTCTTGACGCTCGTAAATTTTGTCAGAAAGTAACTGGTCAATTAGCTTACGCAAGTTCTTACGACGTATTTCTTTAAGATTCATGGACACAACATTCATAAGCCAACTAATTATCAAATGATAACAATAAGGGATAAATTTTGCTAATTATCCTATTGCAATTAAAATTATCAAAAGATAAACTCATGTGATAAATTAATTATCAATGGGTTTATCAATGGAAGTGGAAGTATCAACCAAATCACTTGCTGATTACCTTAATTCTTTGCCTAACAAAGAAGCTAAAGAGAAGTTTGCAAAAAAATGCGGATCAACTCTTGGTTATTTACGTTTAGTCGTAAACAAATTTCGTTTTTGTAGCGCAACTTTGGCAATTGCCTTAGACCGAGAAAGCCACGGAAAAGTTAGTTGCGATGAATTATGCCCAAATGCTGACTTTGACTATGTAAGACGTAGCACAAAACCCAAGCGTACCGCATAGGAACCATTATTCACTTACGCCTTATGTGCGTATACGTGAAATTTAAAGAGGTATTCACATATGAGTGAAATTCACTTAAGCCCAGAGGCTAAAACGGCAATTTACAAAATTGTTCACCAATCGCAAGGAATTTCACCGCAAGAAATTGCAAACGTACTTGGTGACTCTTACAAGAGCGTACTTAATTACGCAAACCCAAATATGGAAAGCCATTTACCAAGTATTAAGAAGCTTGAGGCAATGATTCAGTTTACACGCAACCCAGCTTTAGTTAAGGCATGGGCACACATGCTTGGTTATGTTCTAGTGCCAGCTAATCAAGTGGATGAGAAAGGCCATGAAGTCAGCATTGTTGAAACCTTGCTACATATAAATATTAACAATGGCCAAACCAATCAACAGGTCCACAAAGTTTTAGAGGATGGAGTTGTTACGCCTGCGGAATTAGCAGATACAGAAGAAATCTTAGAAGAAATGGAAAACCACATTCGCCAACTTCGAGAGGCGCTTAAGTCGGAAGCTGCAACTTATATTTCTAAGGTAAAGAAAGAAAAAGCCTGATCTCGTAAATCAGGCTTAGTGTTCAAACAAGGTGGATTAAATGAACCATTCAATATTAGCAGACATTGAACTAAATCGGAAGATTAGTTTGTTTCAAAAAGCGGTTGAGGCTTATGTGCTTAATCGAACTCTCGAAAACTCTATGGCATTGGCTAAAGCGAAAGCTGATTTAGCTGCATTTGTATTGAGAGGTGTTTGATGGGTGCATTGACGCAGGCTGAAATTATTCCAATTTCAAAAGGTAGGGACAAGATGACAGACAAGTTCGAAAAGGGCTATGTGATGTCTAGTCGTCTTTATCGTAGTGATGTGCGTCCATTTCTTAGTGATGCAGCACGTAATGTGTATGCTGAACTGGAAGACCGCATCAATGGTTTTAAAGACAAAACTACTGATTTTGTAAGTTACTCTCAATTGCAGGGCGGCAAGCTTGAAGGTTCTAAAAAACTAAGCACTACTACAGTTCGTAAAGGCCTAAAAGAATTAACCGATTTAGGCGTTGTAACTGTTGTTAGTTCTGATTCAAGAAAGGGTAATGAATACAGAATTAATGAGGTGTCATTAGTCGAGCACTTTAAAAACTGCAATACCACTTTAGAAAGTAAAGCACTACAGAAAGTAAAGCGCGAGCACTTTACTAACGAAAGCGCCAGCACTTTAGAAACTAAAGACACAATAGAATTATATAAAAATATTTATAGAGAGGAGAGCACACAAGAAAATCCAGTTGATGAAATTCTGAATCTCTGGACACCAGATTTACATTCTCTGAATTCTTGGATGCAAAGATCTGGATTACCAAAAGTATCTCAAGATCAGGTTGACCAACTCCTTCTTGAAATCAACCCACACTACGAAAACAAAATCATCACTGGTGCAGTAACAAGCACTCAGATGTATTCAAATTTCGTGAAGTGGGTAAAACGTGATTTCAAACTTGTTGAAAAACTTTTCAAACAAGCAGAACAAAACAACACTCAAGCAATCAATCCTGAAAATCTCGAAACAGAAATGGGGGATTGGTAATGTCGAATATTCATAACATCCCTATGGAACAAGCAGTTCTTACAGCATTGATGACTGTAGACAAATCATTTGATGTTGTAAGTAACGATCTTGATGTTGAGTGCTTCTTTCCAGAGCGCCATAAGCAAATCTTCCAGGCGATTGCCGACCTTGCAAACGAAAACAAACCTTATGACTTCGTTATGGTTGAGCAGCAGCTTAAACAAAGAAACGTAATTCATTTGATGGGTGGTTCTGAATACCTGCTTCAAATGAGCAGTGAAGCGCCTTCAAGCTTTTACAACCTGGAGTCTTATGTTGCAGAACTAAACAAGTTCAAGGCACACCGTGAAGTTGAGCATATTGGTCAAAGCATTGCAGAGATTGCAAAAGACCTAACAATCCCTGACGTTCACATTGCTGCCGAAAGCATCCTAGATGGAAAGAAAACTTCAAACGATGTTGAAAAGACTAGCTTCACATTTGAAGAGGCTTTGAACCGCGCTACAGATCGTTTAATCCAAAAGGCTGAGGCTAAAGCTAACAAACAATACACAGGCGTAAAGTTCAACTTAACTCATTTGGACAATCTGGTTGGATTAATTCAAAAAGGGCACTTCTGCATCGTTGGTGGTCGTCCTGGTTCTGGCAAATCAACTCTTGCTCAAATGTTAGTAATTCAAACAGCAGTGCAATACAACGAGCCTGTATTGGTTGTGTCTGCTGAAATGGATGTAGAGACATTCGCAAACCGTTGTATCTCAGCTTTAACCCAAATCCCTTACGACAATATTCACAACGCTGAACTATTCGATGGGATGTTAGCTCAATTTGCAGAGGCACAAAAACGATTCAGTTCGTTACCAATCCACATCGAAGACAAGCAGAAACCAACAATTGCAGAAATACATTCTTGGGCTCGTAAAGCTAAGCGCAAATACAAAAGACTAGGATGCATCGTTATTGATTACCTTCAATTGGTTCGTGACCCAAGTAAGAAAGACCGTTACCAGGAAGTAAGTTCAATTAGCCGTGATTTAAAAGCATTGGCTAAAGAGTTTGACTGCCCGGTTATCGCATTGGCTCAGCTTAACCGTGAGTCTGAGAAAGGCAAGCGCCCTAAAGCATCAGATCTAAAAGAATCAGGTCAGATCGAACAAGATGCAGATCAAATCATTCTGGCGAATCCAATCATTGGTGAAGACGACCTGCCATCAGGTGTCACCGAATTAATCGTTGCTAAAAATCGTCATGGCAAGAAAGGCGTAGTTCGAGTTATGGACCGCTTAGATATCTGCCGTTTTGTGACTATTCGAGAAGAAGAGAGAGGTGCAGCGTGAGCGTACAAGTGCAAGTAACTTCGATCGATCGCCAGAAGATGCAATTCAACGTAGAGGCGATAGATGGTTCAAGAGTAATTCTCAAACGCGCATTCAACTTCAAGACTGAAACGAAAAAGCATATTGAGTCAGTGATTAATAAAGAACTTAAGACATTCAACAAGCCTTCGTATGGCGGTATTGAGATTGTCTTTATGTGTCCAGTAGGAGTGTTCTCATGAGATTAGCAAATGATAAAAAAACTCTAGATTGGATTGAGGAAATTGGCGGTGAGCAGTACGAAGCTAAATTCACTCATGGGACAGTCTACGGATATAACAAATTTAAGTGCCGTTGTGAGTTTTGCAAGGAAGCTAAAGCGCTAAGTAATCAGCGTGCAGCTTTGAAGCGTGCTGTTAAGGCTAACCCACCTCAATCAGTTTTGATTGTTGGAGGTGCAGCGTGAAAGCAATAAAACGAGTTAAAGCATTCCAAAACATTTTTGACATTTTGTTATTCGCTACACATGCAACACAACCTTTCACGATGAAGGATTTGCATGACTATGTGCTAGATGCGCCCAACAACACTATCCAGTGCTATGTGCAGGAATTAATTAAAAGCGGCTACTTGGAAAAGGACTCATACGCAACTTACAAAGCAACTCAATACGCAAAAGACATCCTGAATGTTAAAGGGGAGCTGAAAGCATGATCGAATTTGTAGATTACAACGCAATGATGAAGCTGCGTAGAGCGTACAACCTCGGTACTCGTAATGAAGAAACAAGAGCAGCAGCGAACCTCTACGAGAAATTAAGAAAGCTGAAAATGCTAGACCAGCTCAAGCAGGAAGCCATGACTAGACGTTACAAGGAGGCGGTATGAAACCAGAACATTTTATTCGTGAGCAAGGATTGGATAAGGCGCGAGAGGTTGTTGAAGGCATCCCAAGCAAATATATGGAGTGTTACTACTCAACATTATGCTACTGCACCAAAGCAAAAAAGTATTCAGATCGTTTTAATCCAAGAATTGAACTTGTGAACATGGCGGATCTCAAACGCTTGGTGGAGTCGATTGATCTGATCAAGTGGCATGGTGGCACTAAGTTTGCCAAAGACTACCTAGCGCGGAATAAAGCAAAGCATCCAAATGTAAGCGGCTGGGATGAATTGGAGCAGGCAATCAAAGACCACGAATCAATATATGGAGGCGGGGATGAGTAAAGTTCACAATTTAAAAACTGATCCAGAAGTTTTTCAAGCTGTTGTTGATGGTCGTAAAACATTTGAGATTCGTTTCAATGATCGAGATTTCAAAGTTGGCGATGAGCTGATTTTGCTTGAGACGATACATTCAGGCGAGCAAATGAAGCAAGGCATGCCGCTTCTATATTCAGGCAATGAACTTCGTAAAACCATCTCTTATGTCTTAAGCGGGTATGGGCTGCAAGAAGGATGGGTAATTTTAGGGATTAAAGGAGCCAGCCATGAGTGAGTTTAAAGGTGTTTGCATCGATTGTGGCTCTCCAGAGCTTTATTCAAATAGCGAAATAAGACAGCCAAGAATGTGTGTTGATTGCTATGCGGCAATGATTGGTTTTGCGCGGGTTGGGGGTTCTTTTGTGGATTCGGACACATTAGGCGACGACTTCCCCATAGAAAACCACATTTCGCCGAATTGCAAAGTAACTGAAGTTCACATTAACGAAGCTTACAAGCTTAATCGATTGGGGTGAAGAATGGATAAGTGTAGAGAAGAGTTTGAGAAGCAAAAGTACTGGATTGGGCTATTTAGAGACGCGGTTGATTTTGATGAGGAGCTTGGTCGATATGTTTTAAACGGTCAAAGAAAGCTTTACGCATTTCACCTCGATTCATTTAACGAGAAATGGGCAATTTGGCAGGAAGCATGGCAGCACCAGCAAGCGAAAGTGGAGGAGCTGCAAACCCAATTATCGCTACAACGTCAAAGAGTAAAGGCTTTTGAAGAAGAGCTTACTAGTTCACGTAACTATGGTGACGAGCTGCAAAAGAGGGTGGATGAACTTGAGTTTCAACTTAAAGATTGGAAGCAAAAATCAATGCCTGCAATGCTAAATGGTATGTGTGGTCGTTGCGGTAAAGAGCCGTTGCAAGGAATTGGCTCAGATAAAGAAGATTATGCGCTACTACATTGCTTTGGTTGTGGTGCAAACAAATACGAATGGATAGGAGAGCAAGCGCTCAAGGGGGAAGGATGAAAGCAACCAAGATCCCATGTGAGCATGACTTGCTAAGTAAGAACGACGACACATGGGCTAATGCTGTGATGCGCTGTAAGGGTGGAAGCCCTTACTGTGGAGCAGACGGTTATTGTCATGCAGGCGGCACCTGCTTTGCGGACCAAGAACTAACAAGAGAGCAAGCAATCTTA